AGAATTAGTTAATTATTGTAAAAGAAAACTTGGTGCTCCAGTTTTGGAAATTAACGTTGCCGATGAGCAAATTGATGATTTAGTAGATGATGCACTTCAATTTTTTTATGAACGTCATTTTGATGGCGTAGCACAAACTTATCTAAAGTATAAAATAACTCAAGAAGATATTGATAGGGCAAGAGGAAATGTTGGAGTAGCGACTACTTCAACATCCACAACAATTTCTGGTTATACCTTTGATTTTGATTATGAAGAGAATGGAAACTTCCTCAAAGTTCCTCCATATGTTGTCGGAGTTAATAAAATATTTAAACATGAGGGATCTAATTCTATATCAAGTGGAATGTTTAGTATAAAATATCAACTATTCTTGAATGACGTTTATTATTGGGGATCTGTCGATATCTTATCATATTCAATGGTAAAAACCTTTTTAGAAGATTTAGATTTTATTTTAAGTACAGATAAGCAAATAAGATTTAACAAAAGATCTGATAAATTATACTTAGATATAGATTGGGGATCTGTTAGTGCGGGAAGTTATTTAATTATAGATTGTTTTAGAATAATGGATCCTTCAGAAAATACTAAAGTTTGGAATGATTCATTCTTAAAAATGTATTTAACTGCACTAATTAAAAAACAGTGGGGACAAAATCTAATCAAATTCCAAGGAGTTAAACTTCCAGGTGGAATTGAGTTAAATGGCAGACAAATATATGATGATGCTGAAAGAGAACTTTTAGACATAAAAGAAAGAATGTCATCAACTTATGAATTACCACCTTTAGACATGATCGGGTAATAAAAAATGTTAAACCCATACTTTACTCAAGGTACAAATAATGAACAAGATCTTGTGCAAGATCTTGTAGATGAACAAATAAGAATGTATGGAGTTGATGTTCATTATATTCCTAGATCATATTTAACGAAAAAAACGGTAATAAGGGAAGTAATTCAATCTAGGTATAATAATGCATTTCCAATAGAGGCATACGTATCAACTTATGATGGATACGATGGCGCTGGAACTTTACTATCAAAGTTTGGAATTCAAGAGCAAGATGATCTAACTATTGTTATATCAAGAAGAAGATTTGAAGATTATCTACAACCTCTTTTAGAAGACGTTCAAAATGTAGAACTTTCAACTAGACCAAAAGAAGGAGATTTAATATATTTTCCATTAGGTGATAGAATTTTTGAAATTAAATATGTAGAACATGAAAGTCCATTTTTCCAGTTGAAAAAGAACTATGTCTATGAACTGAGATGTGAATTGTATAGACTTGAAGCAAATGATGTTCTTGATACTGGAATAGATCAAATTGACGATAACATTGTAGAAGAGGGTTATATTCAAACTCTTCAAATGGTTGGGTTGGGAACTACAGCATCTGCAGTAACTACTGTATTGTATGGTGGAGTAAGATTTGTAAATATTACTAATAGAGGTTCTGGATATAAAGCAGCACCGACAGTTGCATTTTCTACTGCGCCAACTGGAGGAATAACTGCAGTTGGAATAGCATCAATGCTTGGTGGAATTGTAGATTTTTGCGACACTGATCAATCAAGTTTAAGAGTTCAGTCAGTAGAAATATTAAATCCTGGAATTGGTTACACTATTCCACCTATGGTCTCATTTATCGGCGGAGGGGGTGCTGGAGCAGCAGCAACTGCGATTATTGGTGATGGTATAGTTGGAATCATTACATTAACAAATCAAGGAAGTGGATACTTAGAACCTCCAACAATTACATTCAGTTCTCCTGTAGGTACTGGAATAACTGCTAGAGCAATATCTAAAATTAATACTGCAGGAATTGTTACTGCTATTAATATAATTAATGCTGGATTAGGATACACTCAACCACCAACAATAACTATAAGTGCTCCAAATATTATAACTGGAGTTGGAACTTACATATTTAATGAAATTGTTATTGGTAATGAGAGTAATACTGAAGCAAGAGTTAGATCTTGGAATTCCACAACAAAAATACTTGAAGTTGCTTCAATAAATGGTGAATTTGTTAAGGGTGAACTTTTAGTAGGACAAACTTCAAATGCATCCTATGCAATAAACATAATAAATACTGATAATCTTTCAGATCCAAACGATTTAGCAAATATTAGAGATAAATACGCCTCTAATAATGAAATTCAGATCGAATCTAATAAAATATTAGATTTTAGCGAATCTAATCCATTTGGAAATCCATAAAATAGGGGACAAGCATGTTTGAATATTTTTATCACGAAATATTAAGAAAAACTATAATTGGTTTTGGAACTTTATTCAATAATATTGAAGTAAGGTCTAAAGACAATAGCGGAGATACATTTTCTATTGTAAAAGTTCCCTTAGCATACGGACCATCTCAAAAATTTCTTGCCAGATTAGAGCAGCAACCAGATTTGAATAATCCATTTCAAATTACTTTGCCAAGAATGTCATTTGAATTTGTTGGATTGTCTTATGATACATCTAGAAAATTAAATCAAACCCAAACTTTTTTAGCGAAATCTAGTGCTAACTCAGAAATTAAAAAAGTTTATATGCCAGTTCCATATAACATGGATTTTGAACTTAATATAATGACTAAAATAAATGATGACATGCTTCAAATTGTAGAGCAAATTTTACCATATTTTCAACCAGCATTTACTATTACAGTTAATTTATTAGATACTCTCGGAGAAAACAAAGATATTCCAATTGTTTTAAATTCTATTACTATGAATGACGATTATGAAGGAAATTTTCAGACTAGAAGATCTTTGATCTATACTCTAAGATTTACTGCAAAAACTTTCTTATTTGGACCTGCATCTTCTGGTGTTGGAAAGGACATTATCAAAAAAGTTTCTGTTGGTTACATATCAGGAGATTCCAAGTCAACATCAAGAGATCTTACATATTCTGTTGAACCTATTGCTACTAAGAATTATACTGGTCAAATAACAACTATTTTAAGATCTGATGTTCTAACAACGGATTCTTCTATTATTGTAAATGATGCTTCTAATATTAGTATTGGAGATAACTTTACTCTTAACTTAGAAACTTTAAAAGCACTAAAAATAGATGGAGATACTATTTTAGTAGAAAGAGGATCCTATGGAACTTCAATAAGCAATCATGTCTCTGGATCTGAATTGAAATTAATCGCAAGTCAAGATAATAATTTAATACAACTTGGAGATGATTTTGGATTTAGTGGTAGTTTTGAGTGAGTAGAATAACATGTCTGATAAATTTGAAAATTTAAACAATGTTTTTGAAGTTTCTGGTGAAATAGTTTCTTCGGAAATAGAAAAAAATAAAAGTATAGATTCAATTTCTGCAGAAACTTCTAATACTGAAAAAGAAATTTCTGATATAAAGAAAGACTATGAATATACTAGAGGAAATTTGTATTCTATTATAGAAAAAGGTCAAGAAGCAATTAATGGAATCCTTGAACTTGCACAAGAAACTGAAATGCCTAGAGCATATGAAGTGGCAGGTCAATTAATAAAAAATGTTTCTGATGCTGCAGATAAATTAATGGATCTTCAGAAAAAATTAAAAGATCTAGAAGATACTACTTCCAAAAAAGGTCCTACAAATGTAACTAATGCTTTATTTGTTGGATCAACTGCTGAACTATCTAAATTATTGAAAAGTAATCAAGTTCAGAAAGACGATAAATAATATAAAGTCATTTTGGCAGATATTACAGGTGGTTTAAATGAATACGGATCCACTTATTCTATTAAAAAGATCTCTTGAAAAAGATAAAGTTCCAACTCTAGGGCAACTAAGTCTTGGAGAATTAGCTATTAATCATTTTGATGGAAAGGTATATGTAAGGCAAGATACTCTAGGTCAGTCTGGAATTGCTACTAGAGTTGTTCAAGTTGGTGCTGGAGCAAGTTTAGGAAAAACTTATTTTGTAGCACTAACTGGAGATGATGATAATACAGGTTTAAATGAAGTTGACGCTTTAAGAACAATTAAAGCTGCTTCTTTAAAAGCAACCATAAATGATACGATTAAAGTTGCACCAGGAACATTTGTAGAAAATAATCCAATAACTCTTCAAAAAAATGTTTCAGTTGAAGGATATGAACTTAGAAACTGTTTAGTTACTCCTCAGAATCCAGATCAAGACTTATTTTATGTTAGTGATGGTGTTCACTTAACAGATTTAAGTTTTGTTGGACAACCAGCAACAAATGGTGCTGCTGTTGTTGCTTTCCCACCACTTTTAGGTGTTGCTGGAGACAGATATTTTGATGCTGCAAGACTATTAAGATTTAACGCAGATTTTATTGCAAGAGAAGCAGTAGGATTTTTAACCAGTGGTTACAGTGGTCTTGCTGGAAGTCACAGGGCACAAGATGCTGCGAGATTACTAGATATTAACCGCAATATCATTGCTAAAGAAGCAGTAGGATTCTTAACTAGTGGATATAGTGGTTATGCTGGAAGTCATAGATCACAAGATGCTGCAAGACTTATAGAATTAAACTTAGACTTTATTGCATATGAGTCTGTAGAGTATATTA